AACGTAAAACGTCAGAAAGGACTGCACTGCTTGCACTCCTAAGGGGATGAGGAGCAGAAATAGGCTACTCAAGATCAAAAACTTCTTCATCTTCAATCTTGTTCACCCCCTTAGTTATGACGGGTGGATACTTGGTGTAAAACATGACGTTTAGTTCACCTTGATCCCTTGCCTCATCAATCGTTGGACTTTCGTCTGGAGGAAACGCTTTCGATACTAACTTTCTTACCTCCGGGTTGTCGTCTATTACTATAACGTCTCCTAACCCCTTCAGACCGTTAAGAATTTCCCGCTTATACTCTACCTCTTTTCTGTAATCGCTGGGGTTCCTCATTATCAAGTAGTCGTACGGTACGTTAAACTTCTGCAGTTGTTCAAGCGTTTTCTCTCTTTGCGTTTCACCGTTCCTTCCGGTCAATATTACCACGACCCAGCCCTTTTCTTTCGCTCTCTTGACGGTGTTTAGTACGTCCTTGTTAGGGATGTCGAAGTCCATGTACCTAGGCGATTGATAACACTCCCAGAACTTCCTCCTCGCCTCCCCGTGAAGAGAGTCCAACGAAGCTACACCTTGTTCCGCCAAACACGCGTTATACCTTGCCTGAGTGTTGAAGAGCGTGTTATCGAGGTCTACAACTAAGACTTTCATATGAAGAATTAGGAAAATGAGTTAAAAAATAAACTACTTTAGCATTGGGGGTGTGGGGGTGTTCTCCCACATTGGGGGTTTCCCCCACAGGGGTATCCCCTAGACCGGGAAGAAGAACTGCGCCAGCACTTCCAGTAAGTACAACCATGCCATCGCTTGCAACATTGCACCAACAAGTAACGCACCTACGATAAGACCGGGGTTCCCGCTAATCGCAGCCATTTCGTAAAACACAATAGGTATGCCTGCAACGAAATTAATTAACGCGTTGAAGATGAGGAGCCCTACCGCATAAAGGATGAAGGTAAAAGGCATGTTCGTAACCGCAGTGCTGTGTATGATAGCTGTGAACGCTTGGGGGTTTACAATCGTCGTGAAGTACGGTATTTGCTGGTAACCTACTGACATTAAGTCGACCTGAACCATTGTATTTATGATGGTGAAGGCTATAATGAAACCTAAGGCGAACTTACCAAGTGTTGTTAGCATAAGAAGAAGTAGGAGGTAAAGTTAAAAAATAAAATAGGATTGGGGGTTTTAGGGGGTACCCCCTAATGGGTTACAAAAAATAAAAAATTACTTTAGGAGTGCTTCTTTCACGTTCCCGTACTGGTCTACGAACACTACGTGTTTGCCGTTAACGCTAAGTATTTTCTTAGCGTTCACTGTACCGTTTATCGTGTGAAGCTTTACGGTATTTTCGCTATTTTCTATGACGTCGATGTGCTCTTTTTGTCCGAACATGTTATTTCTTTTTTAATGTCTCTCTCATGCATGATCTGTAAGCTCTTAGTTTCTCTCCCTTAGGTAGTCCTTTAACTTTTGCACTGCACATCTTTGCAGCTTCGGCGAACTCCCTTCTCCATTCAGTTAGTCTCGTGGAGTGAGTATGTTCCTTATATGTCATTAAGATATACGTATACGAACATATTAAAAAATATACTACGTTACAAAAGACGTTATCTTCTACGACTATACGACAAAACCATGAAGAGAATAAACACTACTGCAGCTGCGAAGAAAAACGCCAGAGTTGATAAAACACTGTAGACCGGTTGTTCGAAGTCGAAAGCCTGCGTAGGTATGTTAAACTTATAGTAACCGGCTGAGAGGTTGAACGTAGCATAAGGTGAGAATATAGGCCCGTTATCACCGTTATCCGACAGCATTTCACTCCACGTTCGGTTGGATACATAAATGTAAGAACCCTGTGCTACTTCAATGACGAGTTTGTTTGTCGGCGTTGTAGAGACTTGTTGAGTTTTACTACCGTTGACTAGCCACGTACCGCTCATATATGTGCTTGAATTGTATAGTGTATACACACGTGCGTTGACGTTGTTAATATCCGTTATTACGAGACTTACATAAGGTAGTAACGTTATAATAATAGCGACTGCAACGAATATGAGCAAAAGCAAGACTAAATACTGCATAAGAAGAATTCAGACTTAATACTTAAAAAATAAAAAGACTTCTTCTCAAAGTCTGAAAGAGAGCGGAAAGCCTCGCCCCTTCCAGGAGTGTACGTGTAAAAAGGATTTAAATATTTTGTTTTTGATAAACATGATATGCTAAGGATCCTAAAGAGACTGGTGGGTATATGGGAGCCGAAGGAGGGTGTGATTTATAGATCAAAAGACATAGGGCCGTATTCCTTGCACGTTATACATGGTGCGAAATATGTGTCAATATATGTCGAATATTCATTAGACGACGTAAATTGGCGGCCGTGCACGTTCAGTCTGAAAAAAGGGGTGTATGAAATTCACGCTAAAGATTATCCCTACGGTCGCACAAAAGAGATATTGTTAGTTGAGAAACAATTTGTAAAAACGAAAAAGATTAAGAAATCATATACGGTGTCAGAGTGGCACGCAACTGCATTAAAGACCGATATCTATTATAGGCTCTTAATAAAAGACTCTTCAAAAATTGTTTATGTTAAAGAGTAAGTAAGTTGTTGTCTAGAATGACGTGGTAAATTGGCGGATTTTTAGGTATTACGGGTTGATACGCATTCAGCGGTATATAAATCATCCTTCCGGCAGGGTCGTAAAAAACCACCGGAGTGAACGTTGGTCTCTGGACGTGGATCCATCCTACGCCTCTTACAGATAAATCACCTCGCCTGCCATTCCGCTAATTTCTTGATTGTTTTTGCCTCCTCCGAATCCTCCAGGCATTATCATAGGTAACATCGGAGGTGGCCCCATCGGTGGAGGAGCTCCAGATTCACTCTGTGTTACTGATGATGAAGAGAATACAGGCGGTGGAGGTGATTGTAATTCCTGCTGTATGTAAACAGACGGTGGATTAATAATAGGTGAGGGTGGAGGATTAATAATTGGAGATGGTGGTGGATTTACAATGGGTGATGGAGGTGGATTAACGTTGGGAGACGGAGGTGGGTTGACTATGGGAGAGGGTGGAGGATTAATAATTGGAGATGGTGGTGGATTTACAATGGGTGATGGAGGTGGATTAACGTTGGGAGACGGAGGTGGGTTGACTATGGGAGAGGGTGGAGGATTAATAATTGGAGATGGTGGTGGATTTACAATGGGTGATGGAGGTGGATTAACTATAGGTGAAGGAGGCGGTGATATGATTGGTGATGGCGGAGGTGATATGGTTGGCGATGGTGGTGGGTTGATAATAGGCGATGGGGGTGGAGATACGATGGGTAACGGTGGAGAATTGATTATTGGTAAAGGGGACGAATAAGTGATCTGTGGAAGTGAAATGTATGTCTGTAACCCCTCTGGCTCACGTTCCAACCAGAGCGGTTCTCGTAGTCCCCCCTCTTCACCTTGTAACCCTCCTTCGTTAAGTATTCTCTCTCCTCCCTCGCCCCCTTCCTCATCTCTCAATCTAGGTGCTCTCTCTCCTCTTGTCTCGTCCTCAAACAAGTTAAGAGGTTCTCCAGGTACAATTTCTGCGCCAACATACTTCAACCTCGACCAGTCAGATAATATGTCGCGCAAAGGCCCAGGTAAATTCTCTAGAAGTTCTGGTGTTTGCCTTACCCATATATTATACTCTTCTCCCGTCCCCCTCAACTTAGCACCAGAAGCGAGTTCTATCTGTCTCTCGTGAGAGAGCCCGAGTAGGCCTTCGATGTCTGTCACCGGTTTCCCGGTTTCCGCACTGTAAGTCCTTACTTTATTTATATAATCTCTGTACATGTTACCGTATTTCTCATCTTTAAGAAGATCCTCCATAACTAAGTTATTTAATTGATCTGGGTTTACTCCTTGTCTTAAGTATTCTGCTTTTTTGCTTAATATATAATCGCGTAGTTCTTCAGGAGGTTCAATAACATCAGTATCTGTTTTCACTCCTATAAGACCGCCTTTGTCGAATGGGTGAAGAAACCTATCGAATACGCTTTTTATATCCGATTGCCCCAATCTAAATTCGGGTATACTAGGTTCCATGTCTCTTAGCCCAGTGTATCCAGCTAGTGCTACACCCTCATTTTCGCTTTCGCCTGGAGATAGATACAGGTCTCTAAGTTTCCCTGGTTCTCTGAATTTGAATGCACCACCTGGGGGGTTTCCCGTCACTTTCACCGTTTCTTCCCCGTTAGCGACATCCTCAAGAAATTGACGCGAAGGAGTCGAATGAATCGCTAACGTAGTTCTGTCTCCGTATGCGTCTACAAAGTCACGTATGTCTCCTTCTCCAAAAGTCGTTCTTGGTACTAAGTGAACCGTGTCACCGCTGGGGAGCGTTATCTTCCATGCCTCTGTGGTCTCGCCAGTGAGGGGAGATCTGAGCGTCTCTAGTTCCGCTACACCACCAGTTCCCCTAATCTCATCTATCTTACTTGCTATTTTCCCCGCTACACCTGGACCTAGACCGCCCGCCAGACCGCCTATGGCTGCTGCGATCCCTAACTGTTCGGGGTTTTGAGTAAATGGCGCCTGTAAGGCTGTGTTGGTTAACGCTCCACCAGCTGCTCTCCAAACTGGCGTCAGGCCTGACACCTTCGAGGCTAAATCTTCGCTACCTGACAGCAACTTCGTTAATGCTCCTGCTCCCTTCGCCAAACCGGATTCTAACGCTAGACCACCGGCTTCACCTACAGCACCTAGCACACCACCCTCATTTGCCTCCTGCAGCACTTGCGGTAACGATTGCCATTTGCCTGTTGTAATTTTCGATATGGCCTCACCTAACCCTACAGACGACGCCTCACCGATCAGCTCTGCGGGCAACAACTCAGGTGCAACAACGGCAGTAGCTATCGCGGGTAGCGCAACTTCTGTTACATCACCTACAGTCTTAGCGATGTTTTGCCCTCCCGCCCTATTGAACTGCGAAACTGCTTGACCGAAGTTCTCAAGACCTTTACCCTGAGCAATATGAGATAACTCCTCTCCTGTACCACCCAATGCCTCAGTACCGTAATAGCCTACTAATGCTGAAACGTCAGCAATGTCATTGAAGAACTGCTGGAACGGGTTACCTCCCTGTTTGTTGAGTTGTGTTAACTGCTGTTGTATTTGTTGTTGTGCTTGCTGTTCTTGAGTCTGTATTTGTTGTTGTGCCTGGTTGAGCTGTGTCAATTCTTGTTGAGCTTGAGTTTGTACTTGGTTAAGTTGAGTCTGTACTTGCTGTTGAGCCTGATTAAGCTGTGTTAACTCCTGTTGGGCCTGCTGCTGTGCTTGTTGTAACTGGCTCTGTACTTGCTGTTGAGCCTGATTAAGCTGTGTTAACTCCTGTTGGGCCTGCTGTTGAACTTGCTGTTCTTGAGTCTGTATTTGTTGCTGTGCTTGGTTAAGCTGTGTTAGTCCTTGTTGTATTTGCTGTTGCTCCTGCTGCAATTGTTGTAAGTAGCTCTGTAATTGCTGATTGCCGGGGTTCTGTTGTAACATCTGGTTGGCTTGAGTTTCATACTGTTGCACTTGTTGTAATTCGTTTTGTAATTGTTGCTTTTCTTGGTTGATTTGACTTAATTCTTGTTGAGCTTGAGTTTGTACCTGATTAAGTTGATTCTGTACTTGCTGTTTCTGTTGGTTGACTTGACTTAGCTCCTGTTGGGCTTGGGTCTGTACTTGGCCGAGTTGATTCTGTACTTGCTGTTTCTGTTGGTTGATCTGTGTTAACTCCTGTTGGGCCTGTTGTTGAACTTGTTGTAACTGGCTCTGTACTTGCTGCTTCTCCTGGCCGATTTGACTTAACTCTTGTTGGGCCTGTTGTTGTAATTTGTTGAGCTGATTTTGTAATTGCTGTTTCTCCTGTTGGGTTTGGCTTCCATAAATGGAGTTATATGTATTCTGTATTGCGTTATTCGCAGTTGACAATGCTCCAGTTACTGCATTTCCAACATCCTTTGCTGCATTCGCTATATCGCTACCCAATGAACCGAAGAATGCACCGAGCGGATTACTTGATTGAGATTTTTGAGAAGTTGCAGCATTAGCGATAATCGAACCGGATGGATTGTTAGTTTCAACGCTCTGAGTAGGGAGATTAACTCCTTGACTTATCATATTATCTATCATTTGTTGTGGATTAGCTGGTGGCGGTGAGGTTTGTTGCGGTTGTGGTAAAGTTTGCTGCAATGGTGGTGAAGTACTAACACCCTCAGTATGCTCTATAGCACTTAATATCCTACCTATTGTTACTGGCACGGTCTGATGAACAGTAGGCTGTGGTGAAGTTTGCTGCAATGGTGGTGAAGTACTAACACCCTCAGTATGCTCTATACCACTTAGTATTCTACCCACCACAACTCCTTGACTTATCATATTATCTATTATTTGTTGTGAGTTAGTTGATGGTGGTGAAGTATTGTTAGTTTCATGTGTTGGCAATGGTGGTAGCATCAATGGTTTTCTAGGAGGCGGTTGCGTTACTGTTATTCCTATTGGACGATTACTTTCGTTTTGTTCTTGGCTACTGACAGGTGATGGGACTATGTGTATGTTATTTGGTAGTCTTACTGGAGTTCCTACAGGTATTGACACTGGTGTTCCATGACTAGGAGTATTTTCGTGTATTGGTTCATGCGTTGGTGGTAGCATTAATGGCTCCCCATGAGGTCTTACGATAGGCAATGGGAGTGCATGTATTGGAGGATTTACTTCTGATTCATGTGTTGAAGATCTTATGATAGGTGATGGGACTATATGTATATTATTTGGTAATCGTACTGGAGTTCCCACTGGCGTTGTTACTGGTGTTCCACGAGTTGCACTAGAGGTACTTTCATAGATAGATGATAGGACTATACGTATATTATGTGGTAATCGTATTGGAATTCCATGTGAAGTTTCATGTATAGGTGGTAACATTAGTGACTTTCCACGCGGTGGCTGTGTTATTGTTATGCCTATTGGACGATTTTCTTGCTGTTCCTGTTCACTCTCACGAGGCCTTACGATGGGCGATGGAACTATGTGAATATCATTTGGTAGATGTACTGGTGTTCCCACCGGTATTGATACTGGTGTCCCACGTTTGTTTTGTTCCTGTCTTATTATAGGTGATGGAACTATGTGAATATCATTTGGTAGATGTACTGGTGTTCCCACCGGTATTGATACTGGTGTCCCACGTTTGTTTTGTTCCTGTCTTATTATAGGTGATGGAACTATGTGAATATCATTTGGTAGATGTACTGGAGTTCCATGTTGCGTTTCTTGACTACTCTCACGAGGTCTTATGATAGGTAATGGAAGTATATGAATTCCTGGTGGGTTTATTATTGGTTCACGTCTCGGTGGATTAGGTGATAACATTAATGGCTTTCTAGGAGGCGGTTGTGTTATTGTTATACCTATTGGACGTTCGTGCTGTTCCTGTCTCACGGTAGGTGATGGAACTATATGTTCACTAGAGTTACTTTCGTGTACTGGAGTTCCCACAGATATTGACACTGGAGTTCCATGAGGTATACCTATTGGACGTTTTTCATTATTTTCTTGACTACTCTCACGAGGTCTTATGATAGGTAATGGAAGTATATGAATTCCTGGTGGGTTTATTATTGGTTCACGTCTCGGTGGGTTTGATCTATATTCTGGGTGCCACTCTGGATGGAAAATTCTCCATTCCTCGTGTTCTGGATGAGGTCTTACGATAGGTAATGGGAGTATATGTACTGGTTTTGGTTTGTGTTCTGGACGTGGCGGGTGCCACTCTGGCGTGATAGAATGAAGAATAAGCCTTTTTCTCCATTCCTCGTTTGCAGCAGCCTCTCTAGCTTGTTTCTGTTCCGGCGTAGCGGCTTCGATGTACGTAAAATGAGGTCTATAAATCATCTCATGACACCTTGGAGAAGTTTTGTCACGTCATCTGCGTTTTTCGCTTCTTTCAATGCCTTTTTTATTTCGCTCACTTGACTCGGTGACAGGTAAAACATCGTGTCGGTATACGGTCTGCCGTTGTACTCTTCCCTCAGTTTGAGCTTATCTCCTTCAATCTTAATTTTGACTGTGTAACCATTGTCGTAGTGTATTTCCACTCCGTTATCTATTTTTCTGAATGTCATTAAAAAGAAGTATGAGGTAAAGTTAAAAAATAAAAAATCGTTTGCATAGGGTTTATATATCCCGCCTTCAATATTAAATTGAGAGAGGGACCAAAGAAGTGGATTTAGCGGAAATAGATTTAACGGAAATGCCTGAAACCGAATCCCAAAAACAAATTCAAAAACAAAAATTAATCGATTCTTTGAGGGAGTTGGATATAGACTTTGAAAAAGGAGAGGACTCAGTAAGGATAAAGGGTTTAGCAGGTTTTGTGTGTTGTGGAAATATAGTTGTCTATCAAATTCCTGATAGAAAAATTGTATTTGAAGAACTTGGGGATGCCAATAGAATTATTTTAAATTCAACAGATGAAATAAAACCAGGAATAAAACAAATTCTTCTTGATAAGTCTGTGTACGCCCGCTACGACTTTCCATATCTTATTATTCAATTCTAATTAAAGGAGTAATAAGAGACAAATGAACCTGATATGGTATTTAGTCTAGAGCATTTAAGGCATGAATTAAAGTGAACTCGGTTTACCCATAAAGTTTTTTAACCTATAATGTCCTAGATTTATTTAGAAGACCCATACACGCACCTCCCCCGGTTTGTGGCGAAATGGGTATCGGGGTCAGCCCGGTACCCCTAAATTACATGCACCCTCTCTTACTAGGGGTGCCGGGGGTTAAGGTACCCGAAAGGGTGCTGATGTACCCCCCTTTCCTTCTTCTGTTAATCCTATTTTGACGTGGGGTTTTTTGTTTGCAGTAGAAAACTCTTACGTTAATGGTGGCAGTATTAACAAACTGTTAATTCTGGGGGGTTAAACCCAGAAAGCTGATTTTTTGAACGTGGAAAGATTTTTAACATTTTGTTAATCATATTTTACGTATGGTTAAAGAAAAGATGAGTCTAGTTCAACTAATTCTCGTCTATTTATCAAATCGTGGTTGTCTAACACTTGAAGAATTGATAAAGTATACAGGCGCAAAACAAAACGTGCTTTTAGTTACGCTAACGAGACTTCATAAACGTGGACTAATCTACAGAAAGTGGAGACATTTTTCAGGACGTAAGTATAGAGAATACTGCTTAAAACATCGTGACGAGATCCTAGGATAGTTAGACTGTCATACAGAAAGTGTATACCATAAGCTTTATATATTACATTAAACATACATCATATTAATGGCAAGAATAAGTCTAAACATAGATGAACCCACCCTTCAGGCATTCGACAACTTATGGAAGAACGAGGGGTGGGAATCAAGGCAAGAAGCAATCGTTTTTTTAATAAAACAAGCCCTCGCAAGAGGTTATATCTCTAAGGAAAAGGCAGAAGTAACAAAAGCTGTAGGAGGTGGTAATGCGTGAACATAAGAAAAGCCACGTTTAAAATAGTAAAAGATAAGCCGATAGCGCAACAAGACCAACTAAATATATTCAGCTTAGCGCCTACTAGTGAGGACGGAAAATCGGGAGAAGTTGTAATGAAAATAAAGAGATTATTAGAACCACGCGAAAGAGAAGTAGTAATCCAAAACGACGAGAAAAGAAAGGGACAGAAAGTAAAAGTTACCGACTATAGGGCTATCGTGGAAGTCCTAGATGGTAAATTAGCGTCAATCAAAGAGAAGGAGAAGGTTAAAGTACCCGGCGTAGGGATAGTAGAAGTGCCGAAAACCGTAGATGCCACGGACGAAGAAATTATACTGGATTTGCAGAGACAGTCAAATTACGAATTTCTAAAGGAGAAACTAGACCAGGGAGTTATACAGCTCGATACGTCTTACGCATTTGAATATACCGTCAAGTTATCCGGCTCCAAGTACAGCTACTACATTAAGGCAATATACAACGTTCAAGAAGGAGATGAAATGGACGAGATAAACAACGTAACAGTTAAAAGATAATTTTTTTCTTCTGGTGTTTCTCTATGAAGAGCATGGTCAAGTTAAGGCCCTATCAAGAAAGTGTTATTAACAGGACATTGGACGCGCTAGATAACGGTGAGGGCGTAATAATTAACTCACCTACAGGTACAGGTAAGACGTTAATGGGGTTAGAAATAGGAAGGAGATATAACAAAGTACACGGGTTTGAGTATTTTGATGTATTTGTGAGGACAAGATCACAGTATGCCCCGTGGGAAGAGAACGCCAGAAAAGTCTTCCTTAGATTCACCGGGTTAATGGCTAAGTCACTATTCTGCAGTCAAACTTCGAAAGAGTACTACGAAGTGTGTGAAATTTGCGGGGTCTCGAAGGAGGACGCTAAGGAGAGTGATCATGAACATAAATGGACTAGGATTTACGAGAACGTGAAATGTAGCAAATGTGATATCCCGAGAATAGATGAATGTTTCGAAACCAACAAATTAGGCGAATGTATAAGTTCTGGCGTCCCCGAAGAATACATTGAAAAACTACAAAAAGTAGGAATCTTGAAGTTCGCAATCGAGACGAAAAAGAAGGGCGTTTGTGCGTACCCGAATATGCTGTCAATATCTGCAGACTTCCGCATATTTTCCTATATTTACTATTTTCTGAATTTGATAGCAACAACAGGTGAGCTTCTGATTTTCGATGAGGCCCACAACCTAGAACTGCAAGAGCTGATGAGACAGACAATAAGCGTTTACGATTTCATCAGCCTCAGTCGCTCGAAGATGGAAAAGGAACTACTGAAGTTTGCGTTTAAACGTTTTGTAGAGACGGAAAGCCTAGACGCAAACGTCAAGGATATACAAGGTAATGAGTTGACAATCGAAGAATTACTTCTCAAGTTCGAAGACGAGGGAGAGAAAGTCGCAAAGAAGTGTAAATTCGTGCTGAGTGCTGACGACTCCTTTTTCAAGGAGAAGATGGATAAATATTACCGCGTTATTGCAAGAGATCCTTCCGTCTTGCTGAGTAGGCTAAACGCAGAACGTTATGTGCTAATGTCTGGAACCATGCCGAGTGAGAAGTACCTAAGAGAAGTGTGGGGTCTTGAAAAATTCGAGTACATTGATGTTTGGAGAGACTATTACGACCAACTAAAGGACTTTTACCATATGAACATCTCCGTCGTAGACGCGGATTTAACTTACAGGAACAGAAACGGGAACACCTACAAAGAAGTAGCGGAGTTCATCAAGGAGAACTTAAGGAAGGACGGGATAAACTTAGTCGCTACCACTTCGAAGCAAATGATGGCCGATTTGTCTCTTTTTCTACACGCTGACTTTCTGGAGAAAGATGGGAAAATAGACTTTGAAGAGTTACAGAGGTTGCTCGACGGTTCGGTTATCCTTGCATACGAAGGAGGAAGATTAACAGAGGGTATAGAGCTAACCAAGGACGGTAAATCCAGAATTAAAGCCATATTTATTGTGGGATTCCCTTACCCGGAATACAAGGACAAATACCTTAACAGTGTCATAGACTACTTGGCAAAGAAAAAAGGACTTGAAGGCAAAGCTAAAGAGAGTTTTAGGTGGTTCGTAATGAAGGAGAAGGCTATCATTAAAGTTAGACAGACGATGGGTAGAGCAATCAGGAGTCCACAGGACGAAGCGGACATATGGCTTATCGACAAAAGGTTTACGTATCGTGACATCACTGAAAAACTGGGGATAGAAGTGGGCTAAATGACCGATATTGTAAAAATTATTAAACAATTAATTTTAAGTAACCCTTCACTAAAACAAAAATTGTTAGAACAAGGAATAATTACAGAAAAAGACGGCGATATAACAATTTTGAAACCAGAAGCGTTTGAAATTATAAGCAGTACGGAGAAGACAGGCGAAAAACAGGAATGGTTAAAACAAACAGAAAAATCCGGCGTTTCCGGCGCAAATTACCTTCCGGGTTCAGTATTACCTGGCGTAAATAACACAAACTCTAAACCCGGCGCAATGATAAAAAATACTAATCCCGGCGCAGATTTACAAAATACTAGACCAGTACGTAAATCTGCGCCGGAAACAAAAAATCCCGGCGCAGATGGAAAAACTGAAAAAACCGAAACAGGCAGGTTAAATGCGCCGGAAACGCCGGAAAAGTCAGTTGAAAAAACACATTCAAGTAAATTTGACGAAGATCCGAAACATTTAGAAATAATTGGTTCAAGTAGACATAGAGTAATTGTAGATTTCTCAGCGTTCGGAGACGAATTGAAGTTTGAAGGAGAAGACGTTGTTATTTCTACTGCATATTATTTTCAGATAAGATATAATGACATAATGATTGAATGTAAGCCTTCAAAGAACGGTTACGTTTGCGGTGAAAACTCGTTGAAGGATGCAGTGAAAAAGATTGCAAAAATAACAGATTACAAGCCGTCAATAAAGGAAATACTTGAGTCGATAGAATCACGACTACAAACACTGAAGTCTAAGAATGAGAAAAGAGTGAAGGTTCACGAGTATTTCGCTAAGGCTTACCCAGAGTTATGGGAGAAGATAAAGCAAAAAGGGATTTGGTACTTCATCGAAAAGAGTGAAGAATATCACGTGGGCGATGAGGACGTGAAGCTACTTGCTTTAATGGCGTTTAAAATGTTGTTCACGACAAAAAGGAAGAGGATTGGAATCCTAGTGTTAGGTGACACAGGTTCCGGAAAGTCTCATGCAATTGAAAGCGTTGTACATATGATACCAGAGGGTTATTATTATAACGTTGAGGATGTTACGCCTAAGAGTGTCATTTATTTAGGAAAGAAGGGGTCTGACTACTTACACTGGAAGTTACTTTACCTTCAAGAGATCACGAACCTCAGAGCATTAAAGTTGTTAAGTATGTTGATGACTTCAGGACGTGGAGGATCGCTCACCGTAGTGGATGGCGAACCGGTAGAGATCTTTCTCGACTACGCACCAAGTGTTATAACATCTGTCGTAAACATCGAGGAAGCCGACAGCAGTCAGAAGACTCAGATTTTATCACGATACATTCCGGTTGCTATTATCAGAGAGAAGAAGGACGTAGAAAAAATAACAGAGAAGATATATGAGAACACAAACAGGAACGAAGACGAGTTTAATTATGATGATATAACAAAATTAGCGTTTTTAGCGTGGATGACCTATACGCCTAAGTTTGCCAACGTCCCAAAAAGTATATTTGATATGTTGGTATCTTCTTTACCGTTCTCACGCACTGTAGCACTCAGAATAACCGATTTCGCAACATTCGCTTTGCAAATTTTAGCAATGTTACTAAACAAGGAAAAAGTTGATGAAGAAACGTTAGACTTGTTCAAGAAACATCTACTAAGGAAATTTGTAATTGCATCATTCGGAGTCTCGGAAGTCGAAATAAGGCTGTTGAAGTATTTGTATGAGCATAGGGCGGAAAAATTGAAGACTTCGCAGATTGCATCTGATAACGGTCTTGACACTTCAACGACCAAGGAATTATTAATGGAGTTAGCAAATCGTGGTCTCGTGGAGTTCGAGAAACCCGGCAACGTCTACATATGGTCGATAACAGAGGATGGTGTAAAATTGCTGGTAATGTTAGAAGAGGCAAAAGAGGAAGAGAAGAGAGAAGAGGAAAAAAGCGGCGAACCTTTGATAGAAGAGTTCGAAGAGTGTCTAGACTTTTCCTTAGGTGCAATATCTTACCAACTTTACGCGAGAAACGAGGTGAGTGAGGAACAGTTAATGAAGCTCTTTAAGGGAGAAGCTACCGTTGTGAATAAGATCGAGGAATGCCTCCCCATTTTAGGGTATAAAAATGGAGGTGATGGGGTATTCAGAAAATAGTTACCCACGGCGTTGAGGTAGAGGTCGTAGGTGATACGAAACTTATGGGTGTGGCACAGACAAGTTCGGGGACTCTGCTAATTTTCGAAAACTCGTTAGGGGCCTATGCTGTGTACAGTCCGGTCAAGGCTAAAAAACCTCATGTCCATATTCCTATTAAATATCTTAATGTAGAAGAGGATAAAATAACGCTTAATGTCAATATTGTAAATGACGAAAAAGGCGTTAAGGAGGTGCTTAAAGATCTCCTCGTCTGTTTGAGGTTGGTAGAATGTTATATAGATACTGAAGTAAAGGGTAGAGAGATAGTCTGGAAGGAATTACGTTCTGTATCGTCGCTCCGTCTTACATCATTTATACCATTTGGCGTTGGGCTACATCTAAGCAAATATGAGTAAGGTGCATGTTATATGCGTACTACACATATATCACAAACTTTATATATTATATCAGACATACACTATACTAGGGAGTAAAAAATGGTTGAACCCCAAAGTAAGGAGTTATTGGAAGAAGAAATCAAAATTTCTTTTTTTATCAAATTTGTTAAAGTCGAAGGATATCGTACTACATACCATAAGTTATACGCGAAAATAAATTCAGGTGAAAGTGAAATCGATTATCAGCACGTGAGTCCTGAGGAATATACTGTTCACGACATTCTAAAAAACATTGATAAACTATATCAAGTGTATACGTACACTCAAAGTGAGAAACTACAAGAAGGTGTAAAAGAGGAAATATTGAAGCTAGTGTCATTAATTATATGGAATATTAGCCATTAGGTGGTCTCATGAACATCAGGTCTTTGTATAGGCTTTCTCTAACTATTGAAGCTATATTAAATGATATTACAGATGGGGACATCAACGAGAAGGAAGAATTAGAGATGTTATTAGATGTTAAGAAGCTTAGTGATATATTCGGTAAGGAGTTGGATGCGTTAATAAAACAAAAAGCGGGTATGGTAGAAATGGCTGAAGCTACTAAGGGGTAAACGATAATGAAGGCAAGAGTAGAGTACATCAAACTACCGAAAAGTTACGGCTCTCGAAAAGACTGGGACATGGACGTGATTTCATTCAAATTACCTCCAGAGCTTAAGGCAAAATTAGATATTGTTGCTCACAAAAGAAAAGTTTCAAGAAGTGAACTGATCAGGATTGCGATTCAGGAGTTTCTGAAGGATGAGGAATAATGTATAAATGCCCACTCTGTCAATTCAAAACTACTCGATTATTTTCATTGAAACAACATACACGACATGCCCATATTTTAATCCAATGTCCAGCCTGTGGAAGACAATATCTTAGTATTTATCAGCATTTCTATGTTCACGCATATGATGACAACAAACATCTAATTCTATGTTATCTGTTTACAACCAACAAACTCAGGAGTTTCGCGAAACGAAAAGTAAAAGAATTACTGAAAGATGAGAGCTGAATCCTGAGGGAAATCAAAATGAAAGATAAGAGAGAATTAAGTCAAACT